GTGCCGTCACAAACCGCTGCATTCAGGGGCGTCTGGTTCAAAGCCTGCCAAGCGGCACAGTTCGGCAGTGACAGCAGCATCGCTGCTAAGATCAACATTCTCATTTCGTATGGCCTCCATGACCTCAATGTACGTAGTGAGGCCCTGAGCCTCTAGTTCGGCTACAGCCTCTGCCTTGCCTAGATGATAGGCACCAAGCAAGCTAGACCCTAACACTGTGGCTCCCGCGCTAACAACAACGATAACGATTGTCATGTTTCCCATCATCGTCTCCCGTTCGCCCAGTCTTTGATCCGTGACCGAAACACTACAAATAGCCCGATAGCCATAAGGGCAATCAGGATGATAACCAAGATTTGAGCCTGCCCATCAAGCTGAGATAGAGCAGCGCCACCAGTACCAACAGCACCCACAGCGGTAGTGGCTGCGCCTTGAATAGTCTTCGACCCTGTGATGTCTCGCGGGGTCTTCTTAGCGTACCACGGCTTCACTTGGAAGCAAGGACAAGCCTTGTTGGCTACTTCGTTGTGGCCGATAACGTCCAGCTTGCGACCAGCTTCTGTTTGAATTTCGTCAATCTTCTGACGTAGCTTCGCCATCTGAGCAGGGGTATAATGGTCACGTGGCAAGTCGTTTGCATCGCCTCCGTAACCACCACAAAGCGCTATGTGGATCGTGTTCCTGTTCCAGCCCCGTGCGCCAGCGCCTGTCTCTTCCCACACGTCGCCATCAAGGTCACGGTCACGACCATTAGCCCAGCGACCACCCGCATCAATGATGCCAGCGTAGGCAACGTCTGACCAGCCATTGTCTTGAATGTGCCACTTGCGCACTTCCTCGACAGCGCCCTTCGCGTCGTTGTGGTACTTCCAGTTCGGCTTGGTAGCCAGCGTGTGGACCATGATCGTGGTCTTATGCTTAGGGATTGCCATCGTACTTCCTCGCTTTATAGTTGCCCCACTGAACGATTGCTTCGCGGGCAAATCGCTCAACCAGCAGGATGATTAGAAACAGCGCTGGGACTGTTTCATACATAGCCCACTCAGCAAGGTCGCCCAGTAGCCCGTAAATGTTCTCGTCGGCGTAGTTCTCTACTTCGTTTGGTTCATTCATGGTTCGGCCCTAACCTGACTAATACTTCCCTGAGCAGGTCGTTGTTGATCTTGGCTTCTGCGCGTAGGATTTTCAGTTGATCTTGTACTACTCCATTTATAATATCGACCCGTGACAGCGTGGCCTCTACACTGTTGATGCGGTCCCATTGGCGCAACTGTTCAGCAGATACCTCTGTGTTGCGGTCATCCACATCGCCTTGAATTTCTTGCGTGGTTGAAGCTAGTAAACCAAGCTGGGTTGTTATCTTAGACGCCCACCAGATAGCAGTTCCAGACTGGACGCCCAAAAAGATCGCTAGAGTAACGATGGTTCCGAGATTTAGGTCACGATTAACAGTCATATTCTTTCCTACTTCCCCTAAGTGAGGGTATTATACCTTGCGGCGTGTCTGAGGCACATGCCGATGTGGCTGCATATGCAGTGGAGACCCGCCGAAGCGAATATGGCGTTTGTCAGTGTCAACAGAGCTTCCTAAAGCGTCCATCATCAAGGCATCGTATTGCTGCACACGGTCGTCTTCACGTAGGAAGATAGCTGCGTGCTTGAACACGGCGTAGACGTAGAGGTCCAGATAGTCAGCCTCTAGCCACGATGCGTCAGTGCCCGCAAAATCAGGGATTGCAGTACGATAAGAAATCTGCAACGATCCTGCGTCTGCGGCGCTAAACGGCCCAACAAGGTATAAAGTGGACGCGGTAGCAGAGCGTTCCGCGTAGTAGTACGGCTCAATGTACGCACTGTTTGAGGCTGTGCGCATGTCGTAGATGTTGCTGAGCGTGGTGTTCGTCATAACACCATTGCCGCGTTGCCGCTCTACCTGCAAGTTAGACAAGGAGATCATCTGGTAGAAGTCCGCTGGCAACACAAAGTCCTCGACCTCAGGAGCGATAGTCGCGGTGACCTCACGGCGCTGAATGTCGAGTTTGCGATTAAGCTCACTGTCCGCCATGCGGATCAGCTTGTCTAGATTGTTAGCTAGATCAGTGTCGTTCTGCCGCCATAGCATGTCGGTCAGGTACGTCTTGAACTGTGCGTATGTCTGTGCCATCAGTGACCGAACCTAAATCCACGATATTCGTTATCGTTCTGAATACGTTTCTTTGCGAACTGAGCAAACTCTTTGGTCCCGACTTTGAGACCAGTTTCCTTGCTCCAATTTGCTGCTGTTATAGGGTCAATCGCGCCGATCATTTTGGCACCAGCCATCTTGTCGTTACGCTTGTGGCCAATGATGTCTGCATAGTCCTTCATCGCGTCGATGACAGGAGATGCATCAACACTACGAGTTATGTGGACGCGACCATCCGCGTCCACAGTAGTTGTTTCTTTGGTCTTGCTGTAGAACCTACGGTGGCACTCAGCCAGTAACTCGTTTTCTGCGAGAGTTAATGGGACGCCGTGATGGCGCTTCTGCTTTACCAGCTCCAGCGTCATTTTCAGCATCGTCGCCTGCTTTGCTTCCGTCATCCGTGACAACGCCAGCAGCGGGCTTAGCGTCGATGGGTCCACCGTCGTCCTGCGCTCCATCTGGGCTTGCGTTAGCCCCTGTGTCTGGCTCTTTGTCATTGAACAGGTCATCCATTGTAACTTTGATGTAGCCCAGCGCATGGTAGCGTTCAGCCAGCGTCTTGTCCAACTTGCAGATTTCTCCGCGATAGATATAGTTGTTTTCGCTGTCCTTGAGTTTCGGGGTGCGCACGACTTCAAAAGATTGTAGTTTAGCCATCTAGGTTTCTCCTGTCGATGGTTGTTGCGGTTATAGGCTCCCCCTCATTGAGGGGAAGCCCGTTAGCTTAGGTGAGCAAGTTTGTTGTGTCACGAATGACACCGTGGGCTTTCTCGTTGTCGATCTGGAGGCCGTACTCACACCAGATCAGTGTGCGCATGGAGTGACCAGTCTCTGCAAGTGGCTTCTGCTGTACCTCGTCAAGGTAGTTGATCGCAGCGTACTCAGGATCGAGCACAAACACGTTGTAGTTATTGTCGGCACCACCAGCGTTGTTGGTCGGCTGGAAGCGGTTCGGAACGATAGTCATTTCGCCAAAGTCGCTGTCATAGAAGTCAATGGAGTTGATAACTTTCTTATCCACAGTGTCTTTGTAGCGTGTCGCGTTGCCTGTGAAGGCAGTTGACATGCGGCGCTTGTTGCCAGCGTTGACCATGATCATGGTCGGGTTGCCACCTTCCTGCCAGATGTCTTCGATCAACTGGTTAAGGTCTGCCTCAGCGAACACGACAGGGGTAGTACCCACAGTCGCAGCAGCGTTAGGGAAGCCCTCAGTTGTGCCAGACAACGTAGGGTCCGCGCCGCCAGCTTCGAAGATAGTGTTCGAAGAAAGCCACGCTGGTAGACCAGCAGTTGTACGAGCGTTGCCAGAAGAACCAGCAGCAGCGGCGACGTTGGAGAGCAGCATGACTTCTTTGTCGCGCTTCATCTCTTTCATCTTGATGACGACCTGCTCAGACAGGCGCTGTACGTTAGCAGCAGCAGCGTCAACAGCCTGCGCAGTGTGCGAGACCTCTGCAACTTTGTCCGAAATCTGCGTGTAGTTCGAGAACCGCAGAGCCAAGGTTGGTGCGTCATTTCCAGGAGCGCTCTCGCCTTCTGCGACACGGTTGGCGCTATTAGTAGCGGCCAGCTCGACTACGGGCCACTCGAACAGGGTGTTCGTGCAGCTTTCGGTGCGCAGCGCCATTTGCAACGGTGTTTCTTCGGGAGAAATCATCGTGTACTGTTCTTGGAGGTCTTCACGGATGACATTGTTGTCATATGTCTCCGAGGTGTTTGCAGTAACAGCCATTTTACTAGCCTTTCTTAATCAGGGTTTTTGCGATGTCTTTGATACTGCCCGATGATCGGGCCTTATCCACCGCTTGTTTCTGAGCGTCAGCTTGCTTACGTGCCTTAGCTTTCAAAGCCGTCGCGCCTGAACGCAACTTACGAGGACGCTTTGCAGCTTGACCATCAAGGTTTTTCACAGTGTTTGCTTTCCTAACACTTGGGTCACGAGCTTCTTGAAACTTAGCTAGATCATACACCATTCGGTACAAACGGTGATCACTAGCGACTTGAATTTCCTCAGGCGAGTAGCCGTATGTCTCCACCGCTAACTTAGACATTTTCTGCAAGAGCCGTGGCCCTGCTTCTTTGTCGTTTAGCTCTGGTATGGCCTGAACAAGAGCAGTGGTTTGCTGCTCTCGATAATTCTGAATATCTTCATTAAGCGCTTCTTGTTGCTCTTTTACAAGGCGGCTAACCGCCTGTCTGCCTGCATTTACTCGCTCTTGATCTGCTTCGTAGGCGTCGATCTGTTGCAAATAACGCTTTGGGTCCGATTGCCGCAATGCGGCGGCTGGCTTCTGAACGGTAGGTTGAAAGACAATGCTCTCTAGCCCTTGAACCGTCTTCATAAGGTTGTTGTGAGCTACACTAAATTGCTCTAAAAGCATCGTGTGATCCGCTTGCACTTGCTTACGGGTCTCAGTAGCTTCTTTTAGGCGCTTTTCAATCGCGCCCTCTCCTGACAAGGCTTTCTTGGCGTCGGCAATGCTGCGTAGAACAATTTCACCGTCGATTTTGACTTCAATCTGATCATCGTCATTGACTTGAAAGAAGCCATCTTCGTCGGCTTGTCCGTCGGCGTCGTCATCGCTTGCTTCTACTTCCTCGTCTTCTCCTTCTTCCGAAGTTTCGTTTTCGGCAAGGACTTCCTCACCGTACTCTTCGCCATCGTCTTCAAGCTCAGGTTCAAGCTCGTCGGCCAACTCGTCAGCGCCGTTATCGTTACCCTCATCGAGGGGAAGTTCTTCATGCTGAGAACGTGGTCCACGCTCTTCGGCTTTCGGCTTATTCTGCACTGCTGGCTCTTCTGCTGGTACGCGTAAAAGGGCAGCAATTTCGTGCAGTGATTTAGCGGTCTGTTGTTCGGCCATAGGTTTTGATCCTGTTATATAGCTCGTCGGCTAACACGTAGCGTTGATGGGCTTCGCAGATTTGCTCTGGTGTAGCGTCGATCTGCTTAAAGTCTTGAATACACTCATTTTTAAGGAATGTCAAGGCAAATTTAAAATCGTCATTCCGCAGCAATCTGTGGCTTGCTGCCTCCATCTGTTTTTGTTCCTGCTGGCTTATCATTAGCGGCTTGCTTTCTCTCTATGAGGGTGTTTAGCCGCAGCTCACCAGCTTCTCTAAGCTGGATCATGCGGTCCTGCACCATCTGGTCACGTTTAATGTCAAGCTCTTCGGCATCCTTAGTTGCCTTGTACTGCAACTCAAGCTCTTTCTTCCGAGTGTCTGACATGATTTCAAGCTCTTTGAGCTTGCCTTTGCCCTGCTCGATTTGCAGCAGTGCAGTTGTTGGGTCTGGTGGTGCGTTCTCTTGAGCCATTTTAGCTGCCTCTGCTTCTGCTTTCTGGCGCTCTGCTGTCAGCTTCGCTTCCATAGCAGGAGTGATTAGGCTAAAGTAACGACCAGCATCTCTCAGACCACCGAGTTCAATGAGGTCTTCCAAGGTGTTATACAACTGGGCAAGGTTGACGAACGGGTTATCCATTCCCATTGTCTGGATGATTTGCTCTTGCTTTTGCAGGACGAAGGATAGCGTTGCTGTCTTTTGTTCATGGCTAGCCGTACCAAGTCCAACATTAGGCTCACACGCCAAGTCAGGATCGAACATGGTAATATCCATAGGTACAACTTCACCCTTAGTCCTCACTATCTGGATGCGGTCCAAATGACGTATGGACAGGCGCATGATCTTCTTAAAGACACCCATTAAGCCAGTTTCGACAATGTTCCGAACCATTAGTTCAGTCTGTCCTTGGCTCATCTGGATCGTGTTCATAACCGCGTTCTTGTCGGTAGACTGCAAAGAATCAGGGTCCAAGCCAGTAGCAGCCTTGGTGATACCTACGCGGGTCTCAGCATCGCTCTCCAAATATTCCAGAAACGGGATAAGTGCCCCGCCCGTAAACGGAATGTCGATGACTTGGATAGCTGGGGTGCCGCGCGTCTTAATTGGTGCGCCCGTCGCGTTGTTCATCATGTCGTTAAAATCGGTGTTATTCGGGTCTGACGCCATTCGCGGGTTGTTCGCCATGTGCGCATTGTCAATGACAGCACGCAAAATAGACGTTTCGTTGTCCTGCATCTCTATCGTAATGTCAGCCAGAGAGCGCCCGATGACGGTGTACGGCATCGGGTCAACCTGTATCAGGTCGATGCAATACTCTTCAATCTCGTAGTGGTCGATGTACTCATAGCTGGTGCCGCCTAAGTAGAAGCAATAACGCTTCTCTTGGCCGTCGCCATCTAGGTCAAACTTGCAATAGACCTCAGTGAGTAGGATTTCTTTTTGCGTCAGGTCGTCACTGTCTTTGTCGGAGTTATCAACAGCATAACCACGCCGTGAGCGCGATTGCTGGCTACCATTCTTGCTCTCTGGGTCGGTCCCAGTAAGTTCCCCCCAGTTAGGGTATTCTAGACCCATAGCGATGGCGTCACCGACCTTGATAGACCTGTGGTGGCCGTGGACCTTAGCGTCTTCGAGAGATGTGGCGTTGCGTGACACGAAAAACTCGTACACGGGGAAGTCTTCCATCATCAGCGTGCCGTTGCGTTCGTACTTATAGCCCGCAACATCAAACAGATCGTCAAACTTATCGTTATCTTCAACCTCAGTGACTTCCAGATCGGGAGCACCTTTGAAGTTTTCCACTTCCTCAGCAGTAAGCCCTGTAAACTTGAAATAGGACGGCATAGGGTCTTCTTCCCACCACGTTTTGATGGGTCCGACCTTCAATTTCATCGCCTGATCCACGCAATTACTGAGGACTTTATAGCCCCCAGAGGCAGCAAATTGCTGATTTGCGAACAATCCTTGCTGCTCAATGAAGGCTGCATGGCTGATATGTGAGGGAACGTACTCTACAGGCTTGCGAGACTGCATCAGGGTACGCATGATACTTGGTTTTGCTGCACGGATGATGTCCCGCACTTCCGTTTTCACAGCATTAGAGCGCCCCGCGTCAGTGGGTAGGTCACACCCTCCTGCGTAGTAGCGCTCTGCACGTGCCCAGTCATCCTCGAACTCGGCCCACATAAAGTTGATGGCTTCTTTGACCTCAGCTTGTAGCTCGTTTACCGCGTCATCCAGCGTAATACCGAAATCGTTAGCCATATCTTACCCTCACTGCGGGGATTACCCGAATTTAGTGCGCTTTTTGGTCACACTCAGCGCTGAACGGCCTGTCGCCGTCTGTTTCGGCTCCATCTTGCCAACGATGTCGCGGTTCACGTTGATACGCGCCGCTTTGTTCATATAACCGCCGTTTCCGCCGTTAGTAGCGGAATTATTCGGCACATTTTCACGGCTCATCATTTTGCGTTTCACGATGCTGTTCCCCGCTTCAATCCACCATTAACGTAGTGGGATTTGCCAGCAGAAGTGCCAGAATTGCGCCCTGATTTAGGGCCTTTGCGGTCGGACTTCATAGCAGCCGCCATAACGTCGCCGTGCTGGAATGACGGCCCAGAGCCGCTCTGATTGAAAACACCAGAAGGCCCAGAAGCGGGCTTGCTTGGCATTGGGTTCTTAATTCCACGGATACCAGCCATCTGGTCCTCCTACGTTGTCTACATTGTGCTCTAAAAGCCCCCCCAATGGGTTACCCTCACTGGGGGGAAGTTAGGCGTTATCGAGTGTTCACATGACATGCAAACGGGCACGCCTTAGCGTGTATCAGATTTCTTATTATTTGTCAAGCGTTTACTTAAATCCTGGAGCGCGGTACTTCATAGTATCTACGCTCTTCCATCCAGAAGTCTTAAACGACCCCGCCCCGATAGCGCCCTCATGGCCGAAGGTCAAGATGAACGCATCCGCGAGGTTAGGTGATTTGACACCGCGCCGCTTCATCTGATCCTTGCTCTCAATATCGACCTTACCAGACGATAGAATTTTCTGCTCCACCGCACACAGCTCTTCGATGAATTGCTCTAGGTGCACTAGCTGCGAAGGTATGTGCTTGTCCATCTTCTCAAACCACTCCCGCGCCTTGTACCACAACTCAGCCCGCAGCCGCATGTACCGATCAGACATAGAAGCGCTCTCCGACACATTCACCGCAACGCACGGCAACCCTAGCTCGTCTAGTCGGTCATACACACCAGCACCGAGACCGATGCTATCAACGTAGATGTTGGTGGGTCTCCTGCTATTTGGCGTGCTGTCCCACTTCGACTTGACCCATCCGACAATGCGCATAAGATTGTCAAATCGTAATTCTTCAACTTCCAGTATAGCCCTATCAGTGCGAACGACGAACCCGCTTGGGTCACCTCCACGTCCTGGATCAATCCCCCAAACGAGGGGAAATCCTTCGTCGTACACGTCCCGATCAATGCATTTTTCAACAAATGTTCGTGGGATAACGGCATCTGCGCCGCTTTCAGGAAACTCGCCAAGTACGCGAACCGCAAACTCCCTGCTGCTATCACCGTAGGTGCGCCTCTGGCTCTCAATGTATTCGTCATCAACGCGGCCACTGTCCAAGCAGCTAACTTTACGGACATGCCATAAATCGGCAAGGACGGTCTGCGTCTTGTAGAAGAACCCACTAGGTTTCGTCGGGTTACCGATAAGGATCGCAATCGCACCAGTGGTAGACAGCGCACCTTGCCCTGTCTCATAGACAACTTCGTCAACGCCGCTCGCCTCGTCAACGATAATAAGGACGTGCGCCGCATGAACACCCGCCAACGCTTCTGGGTTTTCTTTCCGCGCTGTACGGAAGGAGATAAAGTTGTTTTTCGTATTCGGCTTTCGGACAATCCTGTCCGAGATACTTTCGACATTAGACCGCATCCAATCTGGTACGCGTGCTAACCATTTAGAAACCTCAGGAATTAGTCCGTCGTTCATCTGTTTGAAAGACGGAGATGTAACGATGACTTTCACGTCATCGCGGAACAATAGAAAATGCAGAGCGTTCCACGAACAAAACGCCGTCTTGCCAACGCCGTGGCCCGACCTAATAGAGAGTTTTGTCTTACCGCTATCCAGCGCTTCCAACATCTCTAGTTGCCAGTCTTCAATCTCTTCGACCTGCAACACATTTTTAACGAAATAGACGCGCGACATGGCGCACTTGGTAATCACTTCTCGCGCGAGCACTTGCTGCGCTGGTGTCATGTAAGAAATATCCATGATTTTTCCCCTCAGCTAGGGGATACATAGGGCGGCTGGAATAACATGTCAAGCGTTATATTTTTTCTTGACATGTGCTGAAATTTGTTATAGATAACAGTCACATCCTCCCTGATGTGACATGTTAGTTTCTTAGCGGTTTCCTAACATGTTGGACGGCGATAGTCCCCCAGATAGTCGCCGTCCGCAGGGAGGAAAATTTCAAAAAATTTTTAATAGTGGATGCGCGTCTAATAGTGCAATAATCCTAAATTCTTGTGAAAAAATAATTCTCTCTAAATTCTTGCCAAAAAATAATTCCCTCTAAATTCTTGTGAAAAAATAATTCCCTCTCACAGGGGGTGGTCGAAATAAAACTACCGGCTCGCAAATCGGGGGGGTGGGGGGTTGTTCAACGCTGAACCAATTCCGTGTCAGATGGTTTAAGGTTAAACTATCTTGGGCGAAAGTAGTTTAATATTAAACTACTTTCGAAAGTAGTTTAATATTAAACTATTATTCTCTGATATAGTTTAAGGTTAAACTATCCCCTCAATTAGGGGATTGTGATACATTCAAACATTCGAATGTGTATAACATGTTATACGCAATGCCTGACTGTTATGGTCAGGCATTGCTATGCGTCCAGTGCATACCGCCATGCGTTTGACGCCTATGCCTCTCAGAGCCACTGTGAGGCCCCTCTGAGTGCCAAGTCTCGGCTGGTACACTAATCCTTGCCAACGTCGCGACTTGGTGCTTTGCGCCGCATTTCAGGTAGATCATGGGACGCTAGGCGACCGAGGCTTTCCGCCACTGCATCGCTCACTGATCCGCTGAGCTGCAAGCTCATTGAGGCTTTGACAGGTGGACCATAGGCGCGGTCCAGTGCCAACTGGATCAGCCGCGCTTGGTCGCCAGCCTTCAAACGCTCGAAGCTCTTGCCTGTAAGCAGTGCCAGCAAACGCTCAGACGCCGCTGAGCCTGCGTCCTGCAAGGTCTGCCATACGTGGTCGGGGATTGCGTCAGGTTTGCCCTGATCAACGCTTTCAGGGGCCTGCTTTGTAAATGGTAGAACGTCCACGCTCTAATTCTCCTCTAAGTTGTACGCCTGCAAAGCGGGTCCAGCTTTCCCCTCAAATCCAACCCCCGATAGGGGGGATTGAGGAAGCACCCATGCAGGTCCATATTTACCTAATGATTTCAATGACTTAGCAGATAACAGTAATCATTCAACCTACACCGTTATTCAACCTACTTAAGTCATTGATATTGCTTACAAATATCCTATCATACTTTATGACAAGTCAAAGGATTTATTTTTTCCTAACATGTCAAACGCAGCCGACTGTTAGATCCCGTTAAGTCATTGATTTCATTGGATAATTTAGATCACGTTTTCGTGATCACTCACTAAATGACATGTTAGTCTTGTAAGTCATTGAAATCATTGAACAATTTATTATGCATTTTCCCCTCATTTAGGGTATTTACATCCCCTGCAATATCTGATTTAAGCTAGGGCATGCGACAGCTTTGTCCGCATGAAACCGCTTTTTGAACCTGACTGGCCCGACTGATCATAGGCGCTACCATGCCGATAATTGATTGAACGATACCGTGCTTTTTTGTCGGATTGCCTGACATATCCCCTCAGTGAGGGGGGATATGTGGGCAATCCTGCCCTATTACTTGAAAGGCAATAACATGACAAACAAAGCACAAACAGTCTCAGTTGAATGGCACAATGATACGCAGTCAATCGCGGTCAATCCTGTGCCAGACGCACCTGAGATGTACACATCTATTGATCTCACTATCATGTGCGGTCGCACCGTTCCTGACGGTGACAAGGTGAAACGCGCTGGATGGATGGTGAAAGCCATTTCAGACGGTGCGGAATTCGAAGCCAAAAACTTCGCCAGCGCTGTCAACTTGGCAGTGCGGGCGAAAGCTGGCGGCACCAAGTTTCACGACGTGAAAGCGGCAGTGATCGAATTGAAGCTGCCAGAATTGCAAGCAGATGAAGAAGCCAAGCCAACTGAGAATGTTGACTGGACTACCTTCGACAATGCAGAGTTTCTGGCATCTGAGCGTGATGCTGCGAGTGATGCCGCGACCAAGTTTTTCAGCGGCGAAAGCGACATGCGGCAGGGGTTGAAAAGCCTTGGTGTTCATATTGCGGAAGTCGCGGAAAGCCTGAGCAATCCGAAAGCATTCAATGCTTGGGTTGACAGCGGCACAGGCGACTTGCGGAAGGCACTGCCAAACAAAAATTCAATGAGTGAATTGCTGTTTGTGGGACGCTTGCCGCAAGATTACTTCGACAAGCAACCCGAAACGTCTAACAGTGCCAAGTCTTATCAACGCAATTTCAATAACGACAAGAACGATATTGCTGACGATATTGCTCAGGCTGCGTGGGGAAAGAAGCAGACAGCGCCCAAGGCGGCAGTCGCGCAAAAAGTATTCTTTGAGGTACTGAGCGAGATTGCTGAGCTGGATACGTCGCGCGGCATCCTTGCCGCTTCGATGCTTGATCACTTGAACATTTCAAGCGAAAATGCATCTGTGCTGATCTTTGCCGACGACGACAGCGGCATGACAGTAGCGAAAGACAGCGACGGCACATATATCGCTGGCACCCAATTCGGTGCTGGCAATCGTGCGCACGAATTGGCGCTGGCGTTCTGCAAGGCAATGAAAGCAAACGCGCCAGAAGCGAAAGCAGAAGCAGAAGAAAAAGAGGCGGAAACAAAAGCCGCCTCTGCTTTGAAGCCGCGCGTGTTTGCGGATTACGGTGTGACAGAGGCGGCAATGCACATTGCCCGTATCTTGTCCAGCCGTGACGATTGGGCAGACGTTCTCGACAGCCTGAATGGCATGGCCGATCGCGCGGAAACTGAGACTTGGCAGCAAGTGCTCAGCGACGTTGCGGCAGGCGTGACAGCAGAAGCAGCGACAGCAGAAGCAGAAGCGGCAGAAGCTGACGGTGACGACGACGCGTAAATGAAAACGGCTTTCCCCCCTCATTGGGGGGAAAGTTGGCAATCCGACTAAAAAGCACGGTATCCACTGACATATGAAAAAATGAAAAGTGAGAATGAGATATGACACAACAAGAATACATTGCCGAATGGTTTGCCCTTGTTGGCGCTGACATGCTGAATGGGGGCGCTGCGTTCCTGATCTTTGCGGCGTTCTTTGCCGTCGGTATGGCTTTCGACAGATAACAGATAACCCCACGCCAGCAATGGCGCGGGGTATTTTTTTGTCTGCATCAAACGATGCGCATACGTGTACGCACGCGCGTCGTATATCACCTAGCAGTTTAACCCCGATTGATCCCCTCATTAAGGGGAAATCCGAGCTGAAAAATAAATTGCAATTTGTGTTAAAAAACTGTTGACATTCAGTCTAACATGTAATAGGATACTCATAACGGTGCTCAGCATCGGGGATAACTGTGACTTGTGAAAGGAAATGACATGAAAAACCGCTTGAATGACATCATTGCTTATCAGACCGCCTATTATGGCGCGACATTGTATGACTGCATCATGGCCGTGGCTGATGTATGCGACATGGACAACGACGAGCTGAATGAGCTTGAAGCTGATCTATCGTTTGGGCCGCGTGCCCGTGAATTTACCCTAATTGAGGGGGAGTTGGTATAATGGATATTAGCACACAACGCGCAATCCACCGCGACGTATGGAGCCAGCTTTGGGAGCGTGGCTTGGCACCAACGCGCATACATGCTGCGACAACCTACAGCATTAAAGCAGAAACCACAGCGGGTCCGCTCACTGCTTACTTTACCCTCATTAAGGGGAAATATAAAGTGACTGACATTGTGTCCGAGACTACTGAAATGGATGGTGAGTAACATGGCTGATATTAAAAAGATCAAAGATCGTTTGGCGTCACTGCTTGCAAGAGCGCAAGATGCTGGCAGCTCTGAAAGCGAAGTCGCCGCATGTATGGCACGCGCACAGAAATTGATGGAAGAATTTGGGATCACAGAAGCCGACCTCGACAGCGCTGACGGGGTAACCTTTCGAGACTATGAAATCAACGTGCCTGAGGGGCGCATGAAGCACGACCCGATCATCCGTATGTGCGCGGCAGCAGTGGGTCGGCTGACTTCGGTGACGTTCTACATCAACAACATTTCCCCTCACTCAGGGGATAAAGCACCGATTATGGCAGTTGGTCTTGATGCCGACGTAGAATATGCTATGTGGATGCTGAAAAGTCTGCGGGCTTTCATGGATGATCAGTGGGTCACTTACCGTGACTGGTCATTGGAAGCGTGCACGCGCAACGAGCTGAAAGCTGAGCGCATTGGTTTTATCCGTGGATACTGCGCCACAGTATGTCGCCGCATCAATGACATGATCCGAGACTACAAAAGCAAGGTAGAAGGCGGCATGGGCACAGGTACTGACTTGATTGTGCGCAAGAATGATCTTGTGAAAGCAGAGCTGGAGCGGCGTGACATTCATCTGGGTCGCGGTCGATCTATGGCAGGGCGCGGCTATGGGTCTGAGCATGGATCGCACGCAGGCGCACAGGCTGGCAACAGCGCATCGCTGGGCCGTGGCGTAGGTCAATCACACGCAGCAATCGGGAAAGCCTAAGGGCTTTCCCCTAACATAGGGGAATTGATATGACTTTTAATCCAAACGAAGTGCCTTGCTACACTGGCTCTATGTCCGCAGAATATGTGACAGCGTTTAACAACCTGATGCGCAAGTTTATGACGCACGCCGACCTTAAATACGGGTATCCGTCCGATGTGGTCTATGACGCGGCGACAATTATAGCCGAGTGGCAGAACATGCATGACGGCAGCACGTCGGGCTTGCGCTGGTATGTGCGTCCGATGGGCACGTATCTGCGTGGGCAGGGCGAGTGTGTTGACAGCACGATACCCACGTGCGCGATGTACCTCATCGAAGTAATCCGCATGGACTACGGCAGCTTTGCTATGAACATGCGCGAAGTTTATGGGCCGTTTGTTATGGCTTCCCCTTACAGAGGGGAAGTCTGATGGGCATTTACTGTAGCTACGAACACGCCGATAACGGTATGGAACCAGCGGCAATGACGCAAGACCAATACTTGTTTGGTGGTGGCCGCGACATTATCGCCAGCGCTGAGGCGTGGGTCTGGCAAGATGCAGACAGTGAGGCGCAAGCGATTGCGCAGCACGTCGCCAAACATGATGAATGGGCAGCCGACCAAGAGGCTGGCCGTGCTGAAAAGGCGGTGTACTAATGACTGAGCGTTTACATTATACTACGGTGCGACCTATAGCGGACCGCATCAACAGGTTGGCAGGGATCAGCGTAACAGGCGCACCGCTACGCGGGCGCAAGGATTGGATCGAAGGGGCGCTGACATTAGAAAGCGGCGGCTATGGTACGTGGTCTGTGTGCCGCGTGACCAGTAAGCGGGGCGGCTGTACTGATGTGCACCGTGGCAAGCTGCGCGATTGCAAGGCGTACCTTGAAGGCATCGAACACGGATTGAAACTTACCCTCAGAAAGGGGAATACTTATGATTAAACTAACTTACTATGACGGGCAGGGGCGGGCGTCAAACGCTTTCCATTTAGCGCCGCATCATATCGTGGCAATCGTGCCAGCAAATCCGAAAGGCGCACTGATCGACACCGTGCGCGGCGGGTACCACGTAGCACAGTCAGCGGATCAAGTGATCAAGCTGATGGGGGATACATAATGAAACTGACAGAAACACAAAGCAGGGCCGACGCAGCAGCCTATATGCGAGAGCATCGCGCTGCGTGGCGTAGTGGTGGCTTCGCCCCTATGTCTAGCATGGTACATGAAGACGACAAGCCAAAGATGGCAGCGTTTGCTGACGTGACAAAATTTGAAAAATTATTGTCGATGATCAATCAAGACGACGAAGACGCCATTGATCTGGCGGCTACGCGCAACACGCCACGTCTGCCGACCTTCGACATGGTAGAAGATGTGCGCGACCTTGCTGAGAAAATGCTGCTGGTCAAGGAGACCAACGGTATAGCAACGCAAGTCAAGTCGCTGCTCAATACCGTGAAGAACTATAGCACGAAAGCGCGACAGTTTAAGCAGGCATCTGAGGCTGATGAGCTGGACGACAAAGACAGGGCGCTTGCCGTGGTCTATGGCAACCTGACGGTATCGACGTTCAAGCTGGCTGAGGCGCTAGCACGGTTTTCCCCTCGCTTAGGGGAAGTAAACGAAGACGGTGAATAGTACACCTACCCTACAACAATAGTGAAATGAAAAGGAAATCGCTATGACAATCAATAAACTAGACGAGAACAGCGGAGCCAAGATGACAGCCAAGCTAGCTAAGCGGACAGGTGGTGGCACACAAAAACTTGAGCCGCTGTACATGCGGAAACTTGTTGCAGAGCATGACTATACGCTGACACACATCGCGGAGATAGCGTGCGTGTCACCGAAGGTAATCAGTGACGCGATGCGCGATAACTCTGTGACTGCTGCGTTCGAGATTGTGTGTCGCTATCACTACGAAGGCTTAAAAGAACCAGAGCCGCAGCATATGATCTGCTCAGTGACGGTGCCTAATGACGACATTGACTTGTTCAATGAAGTAACGGCGCGGATGGGCTGGGACTATGAGCTGTTTACCTAGACTGCTGGCAGCAGAGCTGGACCGCATGGGCGTTGTCGAGAAGAAGCCAGACAGCGCCCACGCCCCGACCAAGTTACCCTCAGTTAGGGTAAAAGATGAGTTTGTGAAATACAATGGAGAATTTTGAAATGGCAATGTCTGCAATTAATATAGAAGCGTTCGGGATGATCCCGTATTGGATCGACAGGTATCAGGAAGACCCGCTATGGTTCCAAGTGCATGAAGGCTACGCGCACGGTGGTGGCTGGCGTGACTTCGAAGGCTTCGAGGTGCTGCAAGGTGACGCTGAAACACCATACGAAATCCAGTATCCAGAAGACCCAGTGTATGAGGAAATTGGCCGCATCCAAACTGAGCAGGAAGTCTTGATTATGTTCCCGCATAGCTGGGTACTATGGCAGAACCTAAAAGACGGTAACACTAAGATAGCGAGGATT